CCGTCAGTGCGTAGCACGACACTACCAAAGCCGTTTGGTAGCTTCATACGTTTTCTTTTTTTAGTATTCAAAATATCACTCTCCTTATGGAGATTATAGCAGGAGGTAAAATGCAGGAGTTTATAAACAGCTATTGGCAACCGGCTTTATATACGCTGTTGGTTTTTATCGTTGCCAGATTAAGTAATAAGCTTTGGGTAGCAGTGGCGACAATGGTGATAAAACAAAACTTGTACGAAAAGGCTCTTTTGGCCATATTGTACGATCGCTTGTTTCAACTTTGCCAGAATTACATTGCTGCTAAAAGAATTAGTACCGAGGAGTTAAAAAATCTGGAACATCTATACGAAAATTACCACCGTTTGGGTGGCAACGGTACCGGGACAGAATTGTACAATCGTTGTCGTGAGCTGCCATTAAAGGAGTGAAATCATGCTTGAAAAAATCAAAAAACTGATACAGTCAGGGCTTGATAAATTACCAAAGCTAAAAAGGACAAGCGGTAATTTATGGCTGACATATGCGGCGATAGGGTTATTGCTGGGGACTATTTTAATGTATATCGGGACTTGGGTATATTTTACTTTTTGGCTTTACAAGGCCGGCTTGGCAGAGTTAAGGGATATTATTGTGATATTAGTCGGTGCACCGTTTATAACAGCACTCAGTTTGTTGCGTAAGGGTACTGTGGATAAGGACGGTAACGGCATTGCCGACGAGGATGAAAATGAACAGGAGGCAGAGAATAATGGGAACAAAAAGAATCACTTTAGATGAGCTGCGGCAATTAGCAGCAAGGGCTAGAGGTAATATTGATAAGATCTATCTACATTGGTCAGCTGGTAATTATCATCAGTTTTTTAGTGACTATCACCTAAACATTGACAGCGACGGCGCTGTTATGGCGACAACCGATGATTTAACTGAATATAAGGATCATACATGGCGGCGCAATTCTAGAGCTATTGGGATTGCTTTAGCGTGCTGTGTAGATGCTGTAGCCTATGCTGATGGTCGTGTCAACTTTGGAAATGTACCACCGACAGAGCTGCAGATAGATAGTATGGCAAAAGTTGTAGCTGTACTGTGTGAGGAACTTAGATTGGACATTAATGCCGGTACCGTAATGACACATGCAGAAGCAGCGGACTTAGACGATTATGGTCCAGCGACAACTTTTGAACGCTGGGACTTGTGGAAATTACCAGACATACCAGGTGACGGAAAATTAAAACCAGGCGGTGATGTTATTCGTGGTAAGGCGATCTGGTGGCATCATAATTGGTAAACTAACTATTTCCAAAATAGAAATAGTTGAAAGGAGGTTTGACCATGGAAAAGATTAAAGAGTATATCACTAGCAAACTTTTTTGGACTGGTATGATTATCGGTTTTACTTTAGGTGCATTGCATAATTATTTTGGACTGTAAATGCTCGTTTGAAATTCGCGCGAAACGAAGTGCTTTTACTTGACTGGTAAAAATAAAACGCTAGTCAAGTAACTTAAAATGGCTTAACCATGCGGTTTATCTAACTTGCTGGTAATTTGCTGTTTCTCGTTTTTTCTCGTGCGAAAGTAGAGGTGGTGTAATGTTAAATGATGAAAAACAGATCAAAGGTAGTAAGTATATTCTGGGTGCTTTTATTATCGTTGCAGTTTTTATTATTGCCTTCCATTTGCTCGGCCGAACAGGTATATCTGATAACGGAAACAGAACTAACAACACTGGAAAACAACTTCAGCAGCTTGGAACAAATCAACAAGAGCTCACTGGAGAAATCAGAGAAGCTGCAGCAGGAGCTGGAAATATCTCTAAACAAGCAGGAACAGTTAGAGAAGGAATGTTACAGATTAGAGAGCAAGCTACTGAGCTCACTGGAGAAATCAGAGAGGCAGGAAAAATCATTAAAGAAAGCAGAGAAATCCTTGCCACCATCCGCGCCAGGGGTCCTGCGGGAGATCGGAGCCAAGATTAATGTTGATCACTATGTTACAGGTATCAGCTATGGAGTGAGCCGCCGGATAGGTGGCAAATATATAGGATTTCGAGGCGAGTATGATTGGCAAGATAAAAAAACTGGCGTGTGGGTAACATATGCGTACTAAAAAAAGCCTGACTATTACTTAATGTAGTAGTCAGGCTTTATTTTTTTTGCTATTTTGCCTATAATAAAGCTTGTGTGTTAAGGAGGTTGTTGTATATGTATGTAATAATTAGAGGGCACTGTATTGAAGGAGAGAATTTAGAAGAAATGGCAG